GCCGGTGAGGTAAATGGCCACCACACCCGGACGGGCCACATCGTAGGTGCGGCCCAGCAGCTGCTTTGCCAGCTCGCCGCCGCCCTCGCCGATGGCCATGGTGCCCAGTGCACCGTAGCGGGTGTGGGAGTCCGAGCCAAGGATCATTTTGCCGCAGCCTGCAAACTTTTCACGCATGTACTGGTGGATGACAGCCAGATGCGGGGGCACAAAGATGCCGCCGTACTTTTTGGCAGCCGACAGGCCGAAACGGTGGTCATCCTCGTTGATGGTGCCGCCCACGGCGCACAGACTGTTGTGGCAGTTGGTGAGCACATACGGGATGGGGAACTTTTCCAGGCCGGACGCGCGGGCCGTCTGGATGATGCCCACAAAGGTGATGTCATGGCTGGCCATGGCGTCAAACTTGATCTTCAGGTTTTCGGCATCGCCGCTGGTGTTGTGAGCCTGCAGAATGCTGTAGGCCATGGTACCGGTCTTGGCGTTTTCCACCGCAGCGGCATCAAAGCCCTTGGCGGCCAGTGCTGCCGGTGCGTTGCCGTCTGCCGGCACCCACTCGCCGCGGGTATAGTATGCGCCGCCGGTGCTGCATTTGATCATATCCAACATCTCGATTCGCCTCTCTTTTTCTGTTTCCCGCCCGCCGCAGTTTGCGGGCACTGCCCCGGCAGGACGGCCAGCGGCCCCCTGCCCCGTTACGATCACAGATCGTATCGTTTTTTATTATAGCATGAAACCATGGAAAGAAAAAGCACTTTTTCCGAATGAACTGTGAACAGACCGCAAAGCCTCTCCATCCGCTCGACCGCAGCATGTGCATATCATCCCCTTTCCGGAATACAAGCATGAAAAAAAGCACCCAAGAACCATCGTTCTCAGGTGCTTTTCTTCATGCCGCCGACGGGGGTCGAACCCGGTCCAGAACTTTTCCGGCGAAAACCCGGCATACACATCCAACGTACTTCCGTTAAATTCCGAAATCCACTTCTCCGGGAAGGAAACCGTAAACACGGTGCGAGAAATAGAAACGTGTTACAAAATGTGTTACTTCTCAAGACCTTCCGGATCAAGAACCCTGCTGAGGACGTTGTCTAGGTCGGCGGCAGTCTGCACATCCTCGCCATGAATAAGATGCGCGTAGATCCCGAACGTGTCCATCTGGCGGGAGTGGCCAACCAAGGGCTTGACTTGTCCCTCCGGCAGCGTTTTTGCCAGTGATACAAACGTGTGCCGGAGATTATACGGCGGAACATAGTGCAGGCCGTTGGCCTCGCAGTAGCGCCGCCAATATTTTCTATAGGTGTCCTCACAGGAGATGCCAAACACGCTCTCCTGCCCGCCTGTCAGCTTTTTCTGTGCCTGCAGAATAGCGGCCGCACTATCGGTGAGTGCAAAGGCGCGCACAGCGTTGTCGTTCTTGCCGCGGGTTTCCTCGCCACGGGTGTTTATAGCTCGCCGGATCTTCACCCGGCCACCCTTAACGTCCTTCCAGCTCAGTCCGATCAGCTCGCCCGGACGAAGGCCAGTCACAACGCTAAACCTGTACGCATTGACATAAGGATCCTCGATCAGTTTGCCGTCCAGGATCGTAGTGTCCACCTCAAAAAGTGTACGCAGATCCTCCGGCTGCAATATTTCTTTTTCCTTGGAGCGTGCACCCTTTGGCACATGCAGTTCTTCCGGCCGCAGAGTGGACATTTTGCTCAGGCGCAGCCATTTGCAGAACATGGTCAAATCCGTGCACATGTTGGAAAGGTATTTTTTGCTCAGTCCTCCTGCAAATCCTTTGTTGATGATGGCTTGCAGCTGTTGTTCCGTCAGGTCTCCCACACGCCTCCGGCCAATGACTGGACGCACCCAGACGTTCCACCGGCTCTGGATCGGTTCCCAGTTGGAGCGGCTGGTGGTCAGTTTCAGCTCGCCGATCCACTGCGGATAGGCTGCTTCTACCAGCATCCGAGTATTGCTGATGCCGTCATCCAGCCATGCGTCCGCCTTTGCATTGGCTTCACGCTGGCCGGTGCGGCCGGGCTTTGAGCTGGTAAAGGATCTGCGCACACCATTCTTTTGGACGTTGATCTGCCAGCGCTGCTGATTCGGCAGCCAGGCTGCCGTGTTGGTCCGTTTTCCCATAAAATGCACCTCCATGGGTACACTTTGACAAGCCCGCCCAAAAGAGGTATAATCGCATTGCTTAGGTGTGCGATGACCCCGCAAGGGTGAGCCGCTTATCTTGACTCCCTCGGTGTTGGTAGCACCGGGGGCGTTTTTGTTTATTCAATAATCAGGATGCCTTCCGGCCTTCGCTCTTGCCGGAAGAGATATAGTGCTCATAGTATTTCTGGTTATCTTCGCCAAAAGCGGCAACCAGATCAGGATTGTTTGCTTTGTAGGCAGCAAGGTTAAATGCACTGCTGCCCTGACGGCCTTCCTTCATGCCGCTGTTTACGAAATGCTCCAGATACTTCCACTGGTTATCCCCGAACAGGGCAGCCAGATCGGCGTTGTGCTCTTTGTAATACTGATAATCGTAAACAGGGGCGTATTTGCTGGTCAGCACATAGTAAGGCTGATTCGTCGGGTCGCTTCTGAAGTGACCCGAATACAGGGCTTTTTGATTGACAGTCTCTTTACTTCCGTCCATATAGATGATATCCGCCTTGGTCACGGCAATCTCGTCGATCGTGCTGTTGTACCAAAGGCAATCCCATTCCACTGCTGCATTGTAAATTGCATTCTGGAGTTCGTCATCTGTCAGATAAGTAGTAGAATCCAGCTGACCCCGCGTCTTGGAATGGTCGATCACAGACAGAACGGAGGACGGAGTGTAGGAATCAGCATAATAGGCATTACCGTCCTTGTCCAAAAAGATTCTATGCCCGTTGCGCTCTTCTGCGCCAAAGTAATAATTCGTTGCAAGCTGCTGCTGTGCCTGGAACGGTCCAAAATCCCCCATGGACGCGGGAGAAGTCACCGTGTTTGCGACCGTTCGGTCGAATCTTGTCGGAGCAATCGGTCCTACTACCTGGGCCGTCACCGTCGAGCGGCCGCTGATTGTACAGGAAGTTCTATCACCGACCGCATTAAGCGGAACCAGCGTGAACGTAACGTATTTAATAGTTTTGTTTGAATTATTCCGGAAGCAGACCGTGGGGCTGACGCCGTCAAAAGCATCGACCGTAAAATAGACGTCGGTGAGCTCGACCGCAGGCTTTGCCGCAAAGGCACCGCATGCGAGAATCGTCATCAGCGCCAGTGTAAAAACAACGCCTAAAAGCCTTTTTGCTGACTTTTTCATGATTCTCTCCTTTTTTTCTGCTGAAAAAAAAACCAGTTTTCTGCGATTTTTTCGTTTGTTTTCAGTTGTCAAAAGTTGTTGCATTCAACGCCGAATGGTTGTATAATGTTCTTGAACATAAAACCGAATCGGAGGATTGCCACATGACACGACAAGATTACATCAATGCCATTTTGAAACTGCTGGAAAAAGCCGATTTCCGCCAGCTGCGGCTTGTGTGGGTGTACGCAAGCCACCTGATCGGATGAGCCGCCAGCCACCATGCGAGGGAAGCCTTTACGGGCTTTCCTCTTTTTTTTGCGTCAATTTTTCGGCCATGCGTTCCAGCAGCTCCCAGTCCGCCGGGCTCAGGCCTGCCAGCATTTCGACAAAACGCTTTTTAAAGGTGTCGCTGTCATCCTTGGTCAGGTCAGCCAGGAAGGCCGCCACCTGCTCGGACTGGGTGTCCTGCACGAACATTTCACCCTCGCCTTCGCGCAGCCATGCTTCCCGGACACCAAACTCCCGGCAGATGTCGCTGATCGTGCGGTCGCTGGGGGCTTTTGCACCAGAGCAAAGCTCAGACGCATACGGCCTGGAAATATGCAGACGTTCCGCGAACTCAACTTTTTTCAAGCCAAGTTCTTCAAGGATTTTTTTGATGCGTTCGTTCATTGGTTTTCACCTCCTCTCTACTTGGCATTGTAACACCTGTCAACAACGATGTCAAGAAAAAAGTTAGCTGAGCATTTGCTTTTTTGCTTGACATGATAGCAAAACCGTGCTATATTGTGAGCAGAGCTACCAATCGCAGTAGCCAAGCGACCGTCATGCCGCACTTAAACGAAGGGAGGTGGAGAGGATGAATCACTATCCCCGCACACCGGAAGAACAGGAACAGCTCGACAAGAAAATGCAGGAACTCGACCAGAAGATGCTGGAAGAAACCGAGCGATACTATGCACGCCTTGACCTGAAATACGGTATTGCTTTCGCTCTGTCCATCATTGCGCTGCTCATCAACCTTTTAAGGCTGTAGCAATGGCAACAAGCAGGCTCAAAACCGACAAACCAAGAGCAATGTTGGCACGCCTTTCCGTTTTTGTGAAATGCTTTTGTTCTTCCAGAGCAACACGGCCACCAGCATTGATCTGATAGGTGTACTCCGGCTCTTCATACTCATATCGGAACGCATCCTCATCTTCATAACGAAAAACCATATTTTTGTCCGTCAGCCATTGCATCGTTTCAAAGTTGACGGTCATGCCACGCTTTCCCATCTGATAGATGGAAAAGGCTTCATCAGGATGCTCATTCAGAAATTCCAGAACCTTCAGCGTTTTTACGTCCAGCATTTTTTACACTCCTTTCTGCCCAAGTATACCGCAGAAGGGAGTACCCCACAACCCACCCGATGATGGCCGCATGGCAGCGGCCGAAACCATTCCGGTGACGCCGCCGGGATGGTCGTGGGAGCCACCCACAGAAAGGAGTGCTTATTATGGCACGCAAGAGCAATTCCCTGAACCCCGCCATGTATGGTCTGACGCAGCAGGACGTGGAGCGTGTGATCCGCATCCACACCATGTGCAAGGACATGGACGAGGACGCATTCGAGCAGATGGAGACCGCTGCGGCATCCATCAATCTGGTGGCCAGCCTGAAGAAGCTGGACAGCCGCCCCGTGGCATGAAAGGAGAAACCACATGACAGACATCACCATAATCAACAAGGAGGTGAAACCATGAACAACAACAAAAAGCCCGGCGAACCGGTGGCATCCAGCCGGGACGTCGCCAAGCGCTTCGGCAAACGCCATGACCACGTCATCCGCGACATCGCGGAAATCGTGAAGAGCTTCCCCAAAAATGGGGACACCCCGCTGTTCTTCAAGACCGAGTACGTCCACCCTCAGAACCACCAGAAGTACCCCATGTACCTGATGAACCGGGACGGCTTTTCGCTGCTGGCGATGGGCTTTACCGGCAAGGAGGCCGCCCAGTGAACGGCCGCAACAAGCGCTGGGCAGAACAGCGCTGGGACAAACGCCAGCCGGAGCGGCTGGCACACATCCGCAAAAAGAAGGAGGACAAAAGCCATGAGAAGGCCAAGAAGCCCTTACCTGAAGCTGGCCCGCCTCATCGAGGACGAAGGGTTTGAGCACCGGGAGTTCGCCAAGCTGGTCGGCATGGGTGAAAGCACCCTGTCCACCCGCCTGAACCCGAAGCCGGAGCAAAAGAACAATGAGTGGCGCCATTACGAGATCACCGCCATTTGCAGGGAGCTTCACATCCCGCAGGAGCAGATCGGGGAGTATTTCTTCCCGAAGGTTGAGAAAGGAGCATGAACATGAAGGCAAAACTTTACATCGACAGTGAGGACTCGACCATCAAGGTCGAAGGTGGTCCCAGCGACGTGCTGCATCTTCTGGTGTGCGCAATCGCCCAGATTCTGAAGAGCTATTTCCCGGACGATTTTGAGCGGCAGCTGGGCTGGGTGTCTGGACTGCTCTACAACACGATCCGCGCGCTGAAAGAGGAGGACGACGATGAAGATTAAATCCACCGTCTGGCAGGTGCTGGCCGCCGGGAGTTTCGGCGCGGGCCTGCTGTATGCTATGGGCATCGAGGGCGGGGCCCAGCTGGGCGGCACGATCACCGACGGCGAGTTCACCACCGCCATGGTGCTCATTCTGGCAGCCCTTGCCCTGATGCGCATCAGCTTTGCCGTGCAGGACGCCGAGAAGAAAGCCGGCAAGAAGGTCCACAAGGAGCCCCAGAACACCGTCAAGGGCAAGCGGAAGGTGGGGTAACCCCCATGCCTGACCTTGTCAACAATGCCTTTTGGTATACGGTCTGGGACGCCAAGAGCGGTGACCTGATTGCCAGCGGCACGGCTGCCATGTGCGCCCGGCGGCTGGGCTACGCCAGCGCCAACAGTTTTGCCGCTTCCGTCTGCCACTGGCTCAAGGACGGCAGGCAGCACGTCAAGCACATCTACCAGCGGGAGCTCATCCCGCGCAGCGAGGTGGACAGCCTGCCACGCAAAACAAAAAGGCCCGCCCGTGTTCGCAGCACGGACGAGCCCAAGGGTGATGGATTCTCTACTCCCCATCACCCCGAAGAATAACACACTTTGGAGGTTTTTACAAGCATGAAAGGTATTCTGATCGAACCGGGCCGCGCCCCGGAACCGGCAAATCTGCCGGACACCCTCTCCGCTATGGAGGCCCGGCTTGGCGGCACGGTGGAGCATTACATCTTCCCGCGCACCCCGGCGGTGCTGTTCTTCCGCACGGCGGGCCAGCCGGTCAACCGTGTGGTGCGCGGCCAGCCCCTGTGCGGCACCATCTTCTGCTATGGCTGGCGTGGCGGCGACATCAAGCCGCTGTCCGGTGCCCTGCTCGCCGAGCTGCTGGACCGTCTGAAGGACACGGAGGTGCGGGTATGATGCCCTCCAAACTGGACGCAGCCGCTGCGCTGGAAAGCATGGACAGCATGGACGCTCTGCAAAGCAAGCCCCTGACCATGATCCCGGATGAGATGCGCCCGGAGTTTGATTATTCTGGCCTGCCCGAACAGGCCGTGGAAAATCTGCACTTTGCCGAGGATGAATACCGGCATGGCAAGCAGATGGCCGAACGCGGGCTGGTACATATGGGCAATGCCATTGCCGCTGCACATGATGAGCTGTGCACCGTTGTCGCACAATGCGACAACGGCAGGTTTGCCAAAAAAGAGGACACTTTCCGTGCCTGGTGCCTGTCCATCGGCATCACCAAGGATAGCGCTTACCGGCTGCTGCAGGTTTCTGCCCTGATGGCCGGCAGCAGTCCCCGCCAGCGGGCCATTCTGGAAGCCCTGCCGCCTACCCTGCTGTATGCCGTGGCAAAGCCCAGCGCTCCGGCAGAGCTGGTGGAGAAGGTCAAGAACGGTGAGGTTTCCACGAACAAGGAGTATCAGGACCTGCTGGCCCAGATCAAGGCCGAGAAAGAGCGGGCCGATGCTGCCGAGGCTGAGCGGGACAAGCTGCTGGGTGCCCAGAATCGGGCTGCCTGGGCGGAAAGCCACATCCAAGATGTCGAAGCCCAGCGGGATGCCGCCCTTGCGGACGTGCAGGGCCTGACCGAGCAGAACGCCAAGCTCCAGCAGAGCTACCACGATGCAGACGAGAGCCGCATTGCGGCCAACCTCCAGCGCCAGAAAGCCGAAGCTGAGCGCGACAGGGCCGAAGCCCGCGCCAAGGACGCGGAGAACCAGCTGGCAGGCTCCCGGCAGGTGGCCGAGGCCGCCAAGCTCCGGGGTGACAAGCTCAAGGCCGAGAACGATGCGCTGAAAAGTCAGCCCATCACCGCCGTGGTGGACAAAGAGGAGACCCGGCGGCAGGCAAAAGAAATGGCCGACGCCATGAATGCCGAGTTGCAGGCAAAGCTGGACGCCGTCACCGGGGACGCCGAGCAGGACGCCCGGAACGCTTACGACAGCGTCCTGCTGGCCAGCCGGGCCATGCTGAACACCTGGCAGATGGTAAAGCCGCAGTTCCGCAAACTGCCGGAAGAGCAGCGGGAGGCTCTTGCCAACCAGATCGTCCACACCATCGGCAGCATTCAAGGGGAGGTAACGAAATGTCTGTAAAGATCACGGCGCTGGAAGCCGAGAACGTCAAGCGCATCAAGGCCGTTGCGCTCACCCCGTCGCCCACCGGGCTCACCCTCGTGGGCGGCAACAACAATCAGGGCAAGACCAGCGTGCTGGACGCCCTGGCGTGGGCCCTGGGCGGGGACCGTTTCCGTCCGGACGCCGCACAGCGGGACGGTGCTATCGCTCCTGCTCACCTCAAGGTCACACTGTCCAACGGCGTGGTGGTGGAGCGCAAGGGCAAAAACGCCAGCCTGACCGTTACCGACCCCACCGGCCGTCGCAGCGGCCAGCAGCTGCTCAACGCCTTTGTGGAGCCGCTGGCCCTCGACCTGCCCCGCTTCATGGAAGCATCGGACAAGGAAAAGGCCGACATCCTGCTGCGCATCATCGGCGTGGGGTCGGAGCTGCAGGTCAAAGATCTGGAGATCAAAGGCCTGTACGACAAGCGCACCTTCACCGGCCAGCTGGCCGCGCAGAAAAAGCACTTTGCCGAGGAGCTGATCTCCTACCCGGATGCACCGGAGGAGCCGGTCAGCGCTTCCGACCTCATCCGCCAGCAACAGGACATCCTTGCCCGCAACGGCGAGAACCAGCGCAAGCGGACGCAGCTGGCCCAGCTCTCGGATTTGCTTGAACGGCAGAAAAAGGTCGTTGCAGACCTTGAGTTTCAGCTGACTGGCGAAAAGCAGCGGCTGGCGACCATGCAGGCCGATGTAAAAATCGCCCGGACTGCTGCTGAAGATCTTCAGGACGAATCCACCGCCGAACTGGAAGCCTCCATCCGGAGCATCGAGGAGACCAACCAGAAGGTGCGCGCCAATCTGGAAAAATCCCGGGCCGAGGACGAAGCCGCCCAGTATGCCAGCGACTACGACAAGCTGACCGGCCAGATCGAGGACAAGCGTGCCGAGCGCATGGCCCTGCTGAACGGGGCCGACCTACCCCTGCCGGAGCTGAGCGTGGAAGACGGTGCTCTTACTTATAAAGGAAAGCACTGGCGGGATATGTCCGGCAGCGACCAGCTGCGGGTGGCCGCCGCCATCGTCCGCCGCCTGAACCCGGACTGCGGCTTTGTTCTGCTGGACAAGCTGGAGCAGATGGACATGACCACCCTGCAGGAGTTTTCCGCCTGGCTGGAAGCCGAGGGCCTGCAGGCCATTGCTACCCGCGTTTCCACCGGCAGTGAGTGCCAGATCATCATTGAGGACGGCATGGTCAAGGACGCCGTGCCGCCCGAAGAGAAGCCCCAGCCCCGGAGCTGGACGAAAGGAGCGTTTTAAATGAGCAAGTATGCAGTCACCAGCGGCATCCAGACCGCCCCCGTCAAAACCGTGCTGTACGGCCCGGAGGGCATCGGCAAAAGCACCTTTGCCTCCCACTTCCCGAGCCCTGTGTTCATCGACACCGAGGGCGGCACCAAGCGCCTGAACGTGGCCCGCCTGCCCCAGCCCACCAGCTGGGCCATGCTGCTGGACGAGGTGGCCGAGGTGCGCAAAGGCAACGTGCCCTGCAGCACGCTGGTCATCGACACAGCCGACTGGGCCGAGCGCCTGTGCATCCAGGCGGTGTGCGCCCGTGCCAAGGTCAACGGCATCGAGGATTTTGGCTACGGCAAGGGCTACACCTACGTCAAGGAGGAGTTTGCCAAGCTGCTGGACGCGCTGGAAGAGGTGCTGAACGCCGGCCACAATGTGGTGGTGCTGGCCCATGCCGCCATCACCAAGTTTGAGCAGCCGGACGCCGTGGGCAACTACGACCGCTGGGGCATGAAAACCAGCAAGCAGGTGGCCCCGCTGCTGCAGGAGTGGTGCGATATGCTGCTGTTCGCCAACTACAAGACCGTGGTGGAAAAGGCGGGCAGCAGTCCATCCGCCAAAAACAAGGCCAGCGGCGGCCGCCGGGTCATGTACACCACCCATCACCCCTGCTGGGACGCCAAGAACCGCTTTGGCCTGCCGGAAGAAGTGCCCTTTGAGT